TATGTTGCTCTTGTATTACAGCATCAAGATAACTATTGAAGCTGTTCAGTATTTTGGGGTTGTTGACTAACGTCTTCAGTTGGCTGAGTATTTGCCTGTCCACCATTTGCACTAAATCCTCTCTCTCCCGGTACAGGTGCTTGTCCTGTGCCTATATTACCACCACCTGCTCCTGTGGGGTCTAATGGGTTAGCTCCTGCTGTTGGTGGTGCTTGTCCTCCACCTTTCATAGGTTGTTGTTGTTGTCCTTGTGGAGGACCTTGAAACTGTTTCATAATCTCTGCTTGTAAGGCTGCCTCACTCATATTATTAGTAACTTTATCAGGGTCTAAATCCATAGACTTGGCGATTTCTCTAATAACATATTGAAACTTAGCAAAGGGTGCAAGAGAAGGATTAGATGCAACTTGTAAGAAAGACATTAATCTTTGACTACGTACTTCATTAGCCATTAAACTTTCAGTGCCTCTAGCTTTAACTTCTAAATCGCCTTTTATTTCATTATCAAAATCAAACTGCATATTAAAACGAAAAAAACCTTCACCTAAAGGTCTAAGTAAATAATCATCTACATTCTTAATAACAGTCTTTATACTACCACTTGCTGCGTTCATTAACATTGATATACCTGAAGCAGTTCTACCTACACCTGATACACCTGTTTGTCCATGTGCAAAAGAGGGCATACCTGTACTCTCATCTGCTAGTTGTCTAGCTTTATCAAATAACTGTAAATTTTCATTTGATACATTAGGAAATTTTGTACCAAATATAGCTTGACCCGGAGCACCACCTTGTCTTCTAAATACTTTGCCCGGATATACTGACATATCTTGCCCCGGAACTAAGTTAGTTTCATCTACTTCTATAAGCAAATTACCTGATAACACAGCATTGTCAACAGCCATTCTCATAAAACCATTCATTAATGTCTGTGTGTCATCCATGTTCTCTGCAATACCAACACCAAAGAATGAATAAGGATTTAGTTCATATGGTGCAGCTACATAAGGAATAGTAGACGGTTTAAATGGATTTAAAACCATTCTAAGTAATTTTCCATTACATATCCACACATTAGTTTGTAATTCATCAAAAGTTTGTAACTCTTTTGGTATCTCTACACCTTGGTCTTGTAACATTTCTATGTCACACATACCCCAATACTCAAGAACTTCAAATCTATCTATACCATAGTCTGTAGCATAATCTGATAAGTCATCTTCCCAATATTTTTTATTGTAATTTTCTCCAAATGAAATTACTTCATCAATAACAGCAGACCTAAAATAAGGTCTTTTTTTCAAAGCTCTTAATTGTGACCTAGACATTTTATGTCTTTCAATTACATATTGAGCTTCCTCTATATTATTAGCATCAGGGTCAGGATAAAAATTCCAAACAGATACATGAGAAACTTGTGGTACAGTTTTAAACAAAGGGTCATATACACCTTCATCATTCCAATTAGGATACTCTTTATCTAAAGCAAAAGGACCTTTCATAATACCTGTTCCAAATAATGCCATCTCAAAAGCTGAACTTCTTAATTGTTTATTTGCTCCTGACTCCTGTAATTGGTCATGTATCTTTTTTTCCATTTTTTTAGCTGCAATCATAGCAGGACTAAATTCTATAGCTGTAGGAGTTTTTCCCGGACCTTCTTTTAACTTATCTTGTACAGGTTCTAATTTTTCTTCTAAACTTCCTAATTTATCTTGTAACGATTTTAAAGTATCTCCCGGCTTTAAATCTCTTCCATCGCCCTTAAAACCATAAGGACTAGACAAAGAAGTTTCATTTCTCATTTGCTCTGGTTCTTTAGGGTCAAAGTGTACATCTGCTACTACACCCTCTGGTAATTCTGTAGGGTCAACACTTAATGGGAATTTATTACCTGCAAATAGTACGTCAACGATTTGTCCATAAGCAGCTAAAGTTTTTGTTTTAGTAATTTTTATAAATACCCTAGACTTTTCTGCTTCTGTGAATTGAACATCAGAACCATATAATCCTCTGTAATTTCTATAAGCTCTTAACCATCTTTCTTCATCATTATTTCGATAGTCTTCTGCTTTGCTAAAACGTTCTTGAACAAAAGGTATTATGCTACTAACATCTGAATCTTCAATTACAGTATCTTCTGTATCTTCTAATGCTATAGCATCATCTTCAATCATCATTTCATTATCTTCTGCCATATTAATATCCAAAGGTTGCATCTGCTACAGGCATACTACTACTAGGTCTGCCCATAGGGTCATAGTCAAATATACTAAATCTTGGTCTTGACATTATACCATATCTTAACGCATCATACAAGTGGTCTTCTGCTCTTGTGTCTACGTCTTCAGGATTTTTTTTATCCAAAGGTAAAGAGGGTAATTGTGATATAATGTTTGTACAATTATTGAAAAACACTAATCTTGGTTCTTCCGTAAACTCATCTACTTGTAAACGTCTATGTATTTCATTTTTCCCTGATACACGACTGCCTTTACTTCTATCTGAAGGTCTAAATCTACATCCCTTCATAATCATCTGTTCAGCAAGAGAAGGACCAGTATCGCCACGTTTATGCCAAAGAGAGCTATCCAAAACCCCATACTTAATATTTCCATCATCGGCTTCAGCATCCAATATCATATCTGCCAAATCTGTGGCAAGTACTTTGCTACAATACAACTCTCTATATACAATAATCTGCTCGTCTGGAGAAACAGCAAACCACAACACACCACTATAAGAGCCATAACCGTAATCGCAAGCACGAAATTTAACCCAATTTCTTGGAATTGAAAAAGGCTCAATAACGTGAATATTCCTATCAAACTCAGTAAAAGCAGCACCTTCTTTAATATCCCAATCACCTTCAAGCAACTGTTTGCGTTGGTGTTCAGGTAAGGATAGAAGCATTGCTTCATAGTCACCTTGCTCTGCGAGATAGGGATTGTCTGATAACCTTGCTGGGATAAATCTACGTTTGAATAGAGCTTGTCCTGCTTTACTGTGTCCTTTTGGATAGGAAAGAACGTTACCTGACTCAATATCTGTGGCATTAAATTGTTTTCCGTATGGTGCAGGGTCAATGAACATTTTCTTGACCCACTGATGCCCCGGACCTCCGGGGTTAGTTGTTGCTCTCATATACACAGGTAAATCATGTGCAGTAGAACGCAAACGTGAACGCATATAGTTCCAAGCATACGGAGTAGACCATTGGGTTAATTCGTCAAACCCTATCCAACTAAATGCCAAACCTTGATAACGAAGTACATCATCGTCACGGTCTAAGTATGACATCCATAACCTTGCACCTGATGGTGCTTCCCATTGCATCTTTCTTTCTGACCACTTAATACCCTTCCATATTTGAGGATACATTTCCTTAGATTTAAATATAAGTTCTCTAAGTTCTTCTGTTGTGTGTCGCAGTAGCAACCCACTAAATGATGGATGACCCATATATCTTAAAGGGTCTGCAAGCATGGCATATGATTTACCACCTCCTGCTGAACCACCATATAATACTTCTCTTTCACCTGCCGCAAGAAACTCTGTTTGAGGTCCTGCATTAGGTTTGAATATTATATTCTGCTCTTCTACAGGTACTGCTTCTACATCTGCAACTTCCTGTATCTTAGGCTCTTGCACCTGTTCTTTCTTCTTCAATGGCTTTCGCTTTTTGTATCGCCTTTTCTGCGTACTCAGACCACTTTCGGAGAGTTCTAGCTTGGTTCTTACGTTGTTTTTCATGCAGTAATCTTTTCCTTAAACCTACGTGAGAGATAACTCTTTTTGTTTTAGTTGTCATCCAATTAGCTACTTCACGATATGAATATTGCTTTACATACTTTCTTGCCATCTCTATAGCTTCTAGTTCGTATGGTATTGGGTCAAGTAAGTCAGGGTCTTGTTCGTTTATCTTATATCCAAAGGGAACAGTCCTAGCTATTCGTGGTATCTGTACCCATTCCTTCTGTTCTTCATCTTTTAAATCTGTTGGTTGTGGTAACTTCCACTTGCCTACACTTCTATCCATCGTTCTTTGCAGGTAATAGCATAACACCACCAGTGCTTTCTACTTGCATCTTCTCAGTCTTCACTAAACCTGTCCTGTCTAATAATTCTTTAGCAGCCATCATCTTATCTTTTAAACCTAACTCAGTAGGGTCATATAGACCACCCACCATAGCCATTGCAGCTTTCGGTGCGTTTCTACTCATAAACAACTGCGTAGCTTCTAGTATCTCATCCTTCATGGATTTCACTATCTCTGTTGTGCTAGATGTTTCAGCATAACCTGCCAACTTCTTAGCTGCTACTACATCTCCACCTGCTTCATCAAATAAAACAGCTAGAAACTTTTGTTGTCTTTCAGTTAGTTCTCTAC